AAGAATACACCCCATTAAACGGGGTAACCTTCGGGGTATAACGGGGTATAACGGGGTAAATGCTAGCACCTGTGGAAATATATAATTTTATTAATAATAATAAGTAAAAAAAAATTACCAATTATTATTATTTTTAAGGAAATCAAACGAAGAATTAGCAATTTATTACTTTTGCGGTAGATAATAATTATTTAATAATAACTATTGGGGAGTTTTTTATCACCTAAAATAGATAAATAATAATTATTATCTACCGCAAAAGTAATAAATTAAGAAATCGAGGGGGTGTTATTTTGGGTGAATAATAATTATTTAATAATAATAAATGGTAAATATTAAATACTTAAAAAAGTGTCGGGTTATTTTTATAGGTGAATAATAATTATTTAGTAATAATGATTGGGGAATAAAAATACCCCGATACTTGTGGGGTAACCGGGGTAGGGGGTAAGGTTTTACCTACAGAGGAAATAGATTTGCATTCTTTGTGTGGAAAAGTTAATATTTTTACTAAAAATAATATATGGTATACGGAGATACCCCGATGATGAACATCAAGCAACCCCATGGTGGGGTAATGCGAATTTATGAAAAAGGAGATAAAAGACCGGAATCTCATAGAAAAATCGTAACTCGGATGAAATTTCTTGATTCGTATACCCCCATTGAATTTCAGGACACTATATTAAGGATGCTTACGTTTCAACATACCGAACTAGAGCAAGTATCTAAATCTAGAGCATCTACTGTCTTTGAAAGGATGGTAGCTAGTATTATAGTAAAAGGTAAATCAGAAGGTTGCATCCGTATTTTAGAAAGATTATTACAATTAGCGATCAATGATCCCGGTGTGACTAAAATAGAACACACCGTAACTAATAAAACAAATACGCCATTGGTGATCACTGATGATCCCCTTGAGTTATCTAAACAATATAAGGATATTATGGGGTAAGGATGCCAATACCGTTTGAATGGGATTTCAAAAATCCGGACTATGCTTTTGTTTTTAAAAGAAGAATAGAAAGATTAAAAGCACTTCGACAAAATCCAGAACAATTTTCCATACTCGATGCCTATTATAGGAAGAATCCCGCACAATTTATTATTGATTGGGGATGTACACTTGATCCACGAAATTTGGGGATCGGAAGACCTGCACTTATTCCTTTCTTATTATATCCACATCAAGAAAAATTTGTTTATTGGTTAATCGATCGATGGAGAAATCAAGAATCAGGCGTGGCATGTAAATCACGTGCCATGGGGATGACGTGGTTATCTGTGGCAACAGCTATTACTCTCGGTTTATATAATGATTATCTGATGGTCAGTGTAGGGTCGAGAAAAGAAGAATATGTGGATAGGGGGGATGATCCTAAAAGTATTTTCCATAAAGCCCGGATGTTCATTGAAACTCTTCCGATTGAATTTCGTGGAGGATATGATAGAAAGAAACACACAAAACACCGGCAATTGCAAGTCCCTAAAACAGGCTTCATTTTATCGGGGGAGGCGGGCAACTCCATTGGGCGGGGAGATCGACCTTCAATTTACTTAATCGACGAAGCAGCCCATCTTTCACACCCCGAAGAAACTGACACAGCACTCTCACAAACGACACCTTGTTGCATTTATATTTCTACCCCAAATGGCCCAAATAATCCATTTTCTAAAAAATATTTTTTTAGCACATACCCTAAATTTGATTTTCACTGGCGCAATGATCCTTCGAAAGATGAAGCCTGGTACAAACGAGAATGTGAACGATTGATCGACCCTGTTGTGATAGCGCAAGAACTCGATATGGATTTTAATGCATCGGTGCAGAATGTAGTTATTCCTTACGCATGGATAAGTGCTGCAGTTGATGCACATATTAAACTTAATATTCCTATTTCGGGCATGAAAAAAGCTGCACTGGATATAGCGGATCGAGGAAAAGATAAGAATGCGTTGGGTTTTCGGCAAAACATATTGCTTTATTCGATGGACCAATGGACGGGTAAAGAATCAGACATTTTTAAGACATGTAAGAAAACAGCATTCGATCTCGACAGAGAAGAATGTGATACTTTAATATATGATGCAGATGGACTCGGTGCAGGGGCACGAGGTGATTTTACTGAAATCAATCGTGAACGTGCGCTGGTAGGTAAAAAAGGGATCATTATTTTACCTTTTCATGGGGGTGGAAAAGTCATCAGTCCCAAAAGTCGTTTAAAATTGGGAAAGATGGAAACTCAGCATTTGAATGAAGATTATTTTGAAAATCGAAAAGCACAAGGATGGTGGTATTTACGATCACTGTTTTTATTAACTTATAAAGCAGTTATTGAAAATGAACCCTATGATCCTGCCTTTTTAATTAGCCTCTCTTCAAAAATCCCGGACCTTGCTGGTTTTATGTCCGAATTATCTCAACCCACGTATGAGCATAGTAAGACAAGTAAAATAATGATTGAAAAACAACCTGAAGAAAGACCATCTCCCAATCGTGCGGATTGTGCAATGACGCTTTTCGCACCTGAACGATTCAGAGGATTTTAATATGTTTCAATGGATGAAAAATAAATTTAAACCAATAGCAGATAAAAAGGATCAATCACAAAAAGAAGTGGAAAGCATGTCAAAACATTTTGAACACTATAGAAGAGAGATGGATTTGACACCCGAAGAAATTGATGTAGATAAAATATCTGAAAAACTTGTGCTAAGGAAAGCAATTAAAGATTTAGCCCCTGGGCAAGAATCAAAATATCAAGCATTGAAACAAACTAATGATTCCTTAAACTTCAATCAATATACCAATCAAGGATATTCTGTATCTCCCACATTGCTAAATTGGTACGGAAGTCAAGGATTTATTGGTTATCAAATGTGTGGGATTTTGTCACAACATTGGCTTATTAGGAAAGCATGTGCGATGCCTGCAGAAGATGCAATACGAAAAGGATATACGATCACAAGTAATGATGGGCAGGAGATATCGCCGGAGATATTACAAGCATTTGATGATGCCGCGATTAAATATAAAGTTAACGATCGAATGCGTGAATTTATTACATTTGGGAGAGTGTTCGGAGTACGTGTAGCAGTCTTCCAGGTCGAGAGTAAAGATCCAGATTATTATCGGAAGCCATTCAATATTGATGGCGTCACACCTGGCTCATACCGCGGAATAGCTATGGTTGATCCGTATTGGGTTGCCCCACTCTTAGATGCGGACGCAGTGGGAAATCCGGCCAGCCAATATTTTTACGAACCGACATGGTGGAGTATCCAAGGAAAACTATATCATCGAACGCATTGCGTCATTTTTAGAACGGAGCAACCGCCAGATATATTAAAACCCACTTATTTTTACGGCGGAATTCCATTAACACAACAAATAATGGAACGTGTTTATTGTGCTGAACGTATGGCAAATGAAATACCTTTGCTTACAATGACTAAACGATTAAACATCATGAAGGTGGATTTAGCGGCAGCTTTATCTAATCCGCAAGATGTCGCCAAACGTGTAACACAGGCAAGTCAATATCGCGATAATTACGGATATTATTTAATCGATAATAACGAAGAATTATCTCAATTAGATACTAGTCTTACAAGTATTGATGATGCCACGATGACAGAATATCAATTAGTTGCAGCAGGTTCTTGTGTTCCTGCAACTAAATTATTAGGGACGACTCCTAAAGGATTTAATTCAACGGGAGAATATGAGGAAGCAAGCTATCATGAGAGATTGGAAAGCATGCAAACACATGATCTTTGTCCATTTCTCGAGAAGCATCTTCAGATGGTAATTAAATCAGATATTGGGCCAGAATTTGGGAAAGAAGATCTTAAGGTTTCAATCTCTTGGCATTCATTGGATGCGATTACAGCAAAAGAACGAGCGGAGATCAATGCGATTAACGCAAGGACTGCCGTTTATCTGGCAGATGTTGGAGCGGTAGACGGGCAAGATGTGCGAAATCGAATCATAGCGGATAATGATAGTGGATATAATGGATTAGATGAAGAAGCACCCCCTATACCGGAATTAGCGGAAGGAGAAAAACATATTGGAACGTCGCAATTCAGTGAGAAGACGAAATATACTTAAGACAAGTAGATTTGCGTATAATGCATCTGTACAAGAATGGTACGTTAAAAAATTGACGCAATTGGTTGAAAAAATGGTAGATGAAACTAATCGGAAGGTAGAATCATTTTTAAAAAAACCAATAATGACAGAGTATGTAGAAGAGCAGGGTGTTTTTACACAGGATGCAAATGTGGCAAGTCAAGCACGTATACTATTAAATAAATTACGTATGAAATTTGATTCATTCTTTTCTGCGTACGCAAAAGTGTATGCAGAAAAAATGCTTGTCAAAGAAGCGAAAGTCAGCCAGGATACCACCAAGCGCAGACTTAAGGACATAAGTGGTAGCGCAGCCATTTTGAAAGGGAAGTTAATTTCTTCATCTATGAAGGAAGCGGCTACTGCTGCGCTCCAAGAAAATATTGATCTCATAAAATCTATTCCGCAACAATACATGGATCAGATTAATGGAAGTGTAATGAGATCATTGCAAGTCGGCGGAGATCAGGAACGAATTGTTCAAGAGCTCAAAAAATATGAAGGGATAACTCATCGTCGGGCGGAGAATATTGCAGCTGATCAAACTAGAAAAGCATACAATACGATTAATCGTCTCCGATGGAAAGAGCGTGGGATTAGGAAGTTTGAATGGATTCATAGTGGAGGGGGGCAAACACCTCGTCCCCTTCATTTAAAATTAGATGGACAAATCTTTGAGATCGACGATCCTCCTATAATCGATGAAGATACCCAGGAAAAAGGTTTTCCGGGTCAATTACCGAATTGTCGATGCACCATGGCTGCAGTGATTGATTTTGGCGAAGAAGATGAAAAGGATTAAAGTATGCCCTTGCTCACCGGATCGAGCGAAAATGTAATTTCGAAAAATATTGAAGAATTACGAAACTCCGGTTATGGAGAGAAACAAGCTGCAGCAATTGCATATCACAAAGCAGGAAAAGACGTTTCAACAAAACGTATTCCTGACATTAACGGATGGATAGAGATTAAGGATAATCCCATTTCAAAGGTTGGTATATTCCCTTATCTCGGTTTAAGTATCAGTGATGAGCTTGAACCTAATCAAATTTATATGATTTATCGTCCTGCGGAAGAATTAAGTGAAGCGGAATGTGTTGAATCATTTCGGTTATTGCCCTGGATTAACGATCACGAAACATTAGGCCCAAGTGAACAAGGTTTAACACCTCCTGAGAAAAAGGGGGTAGAAGGCGTAATCGGGGAAAATATTTATTTTGAGCATCCCTATTTAAAAGCGAATCTTAAAGTATTTTCTGAAAATTTAGCAGACTTGATTGATAGCGGTAAAAGAGAATTATCGATTGGATATCAAGCTGCTTACGATATGACACCTGGTTTTTTTGAGGGGGAACCATATGATGGAGTACAACGAAGCATCCGTGGCAATCATGTTGCATTAGTTGATCAAGGTCGATCTGGAAAAGATGTAGCCGTATTAGATCATTTTAAATTTACTATTGATTCAAAGGAGTTGAATACAATGACGGAAATGACGCCGGAATTGAAAAAAAATGAGTATTCTCATGCAGCAGATAATGAAGTATCCCGTGAAGAGTTTGAGGAATTGAAAGGCATGCTCAAAAAGTTAATGGGCATGGAGAAGTCTGAGATGTATGGTGATGAATCTGAAGAGAAAAAAATGGAAGATGAGTCTGAAGAAAAGAAAAAGTCTGAAGACGAATCGGAAGAAGAGAAAGAAAAGAAAGAATCAGAAGACGAATCGGAAGAAGAAAAAGAAGAAGGTAAAAAAGAGAAAAAGGTGAAGGATAGCGTATCCCACAAAGAGTTTGAGTTATTCAAGAAAGAACAAAGGCAAGCCTTTGATTCGGCATTAAAATTTCATAGAGCTGAAGTTAATAAAGTAAATGAACTTGCAGATCAACTATCTAACCATGTGGGTACTTTCGACCATTTAAACATGAGTTTAAATGATATCGCTAAATATGGTGTTAAGAAACTGAAAGAACGTGGCGTTTCTCTTCAATGTGAGAAAGGTGAAGAGTTATCAGTATTAAAAGGGTACTTAGCTGCAGTTAAAGCATATTCTACACCTTCGGCGCGAATAGCTGATTCTATGGAAGATTCTCAATTTTCTTCCACTTCTGCATGGCTGAAAAAAATACAAGGAGTTAAATAATGACGGTTCAATCTTCAGTTTTTCAATTTCAAGTATCAGGTGTACAAGGTGAAATTTATTCAGATTACCCTGTGGGTTGTGATGCGTATGTGATTAATTCGAGTGGTGTGACACCTAATGTTTTTGGATATGGGTGTACGATAAGCTCCACTACGCAGGGCCAAGTACAAATAGGTAATCCTGGTGGAACTCATATTTTTGCGGGAATCGTAGTATTTCCAAAAGAGCAAGCGTCTTTTGGCACAGGTGGTCAACCTTTGGCGCCTACATTAGCTGTTCCGGACGGAACCGTGGTAGATGTACTTAATTTAGGCATGATTTTTGTATATTTACCTGCAGCAGCGGCTATTGGAGATTTAGTCCTGTTTGATAATATTACGGGTGCATTAACCACTGTGGCACCAGGAAGTGCATTACCTGTAGGGAAATCTTTTGCAAATGC